GTGCTGGGACGAGATCGTATCTTCTATCCCGCCTGGTGTTCTGGGGAATACAGACCGTGTATGGCTTGAGCGCACCGCTCGCCTGTTGGCGAAGTCCCGCACCGAGGGTCTGACCTCCGGTGATGAGAAGTCCTTGCAAACCTATATGTCCCGCCTGGGCATGAACCCGGCTGACCGCGCCAAGATAACGACGCAGCCAGACAAACCAAACGACAAGGCTGATGCCTATTTCTGACCATGCTGTCTCTCAGTATGCCCGCAAGGTTGTTGATGGTGTTGTTGACGCCATACTCGGCCTTTGACGGCAGTGTGTGGTTAGTTATTAAAAACCAAAAATCAATTACATAAAGTTATATCAATATGAGCAAAGGTGGCGCCCCAGCGGGGAACCAAAACGCAAAGAAGGGTAAGGATTGGGAGACAGCCCTTCGCTATGCCCTCGATACTTATCAGACAAGCCAGGTCGAGCGCGGACAGGCATTGCGCGAGATAGGCAAGAAGCTGATTGAAAAGGCGCTTGATGGCGACAGCTATGCCATCAAGGAAATCGGGGACCGTCTGGATGGTAAGCCCGCACAGGCTATAACAGGCGAAGGCGGCAAGGATTTATTCCCGCCCAAGATTGAAATTGTGAATGCGGGTAACTCTGACTGATCCACAATTTCGCTTAGTCACAAGCGAGGCACGATACCCGGCATTTGTTGGCGGGTTTGGTAGCGGCAAGACCTACGGCCTAGTTGTAAGAGCTCTCAAGCTCAAAACCGAGCATTGGGGTAAAAGCCTCGCCTACTACCTACCGACCTATGATTTGGTTCGGCAGATTGCCTTTCCAAGATTTACGGAATTGCTGGAAGAGTGGGGGATTAAACACACCCTCAACCGCCATGACAACGAAATCACCTTCGCCGGCACAAATGGAAAAGTCCTGTTCCGCACGATGGACCGGCCCGAGCGGATTGTTGGCTATGAAGTGGCTGACAGTTGTGTTGACGAACTCGATACCCTCAAGCCGGATGACGCACAGGCGGTCTGGAATAAAATCATTGCCCGCAACCGGCAGGATAAGCGGGGCGAGAAGAACACAGTCGCGGTGGGTACAACGCCGGAGGGGTTCCGCTTTACCTATGAACGATGGAAGCGCAACCCTGTAGAGGGCTATGAGCTTATACAGGCCCCGACAAGCAGTAACGCCTCCAATCTGCCCGATGGTTATATTGATTCGCTTCAACAGAGCTATCCATCGAATCTGTTGGCCGCTTATCTGGATGGGCAGTTCGTCAATCTCACGGCAGGGAGTGTTTACCCCGAGTTTGACCGTGCGCTGAATGCCACAAACGAAACCATCCGGGAATCCGAGCCGCTTCATATCGGCATGGACTTCAACGTGGCGAATATGGCGGCATCCATTAACGTCATGCGGGACGGCAAGCCCAGGGCGCTGGACGAATTGATCGGGTTACGGGACACGCCGCAGATGATAGCGGCCATCAAGGACCGATTCCCAGGTCACCACATAACGGTCTACCCCGACCAATCCGGGAACTCCCGGAAAAGTGTTAATGCCAGCACGTCAGATATTACCTTACTGAGAGAGGCGGGGTTCTCGGTGTGGCACGTCAACAAGAATCCGAGGGTAAAAGACCGTGTGATGGCGCTAAATCAGGCCATACATACCAACGGTGAAAGGGCGTTATTGGTCAACCCCGATAAGTGCCCGCAGTTGTGCATGAGCCTGGAGCAGCAGGCTTACGATAAAAACGGTGAACCCGATAAAACGAGCGGGCATGACCATATCAATGACGCACAGGGCTATTTCATTGAGGCCCGTTATCCAGTGGTTAAGAATCACGTCCGAATCAAGAAACTGAAAGGTATCTAATGCCCGTAACCACGACACACAAACAGTATTCCCAGATGGCCGACGCATGGGGTAAGATGCGTGATGTTGTCGCGGGCGAGAAAACAATCCACGACAAGGGTGAGGCGTATCTCCCCAAACTGTCAGGACAGGACGCCAACGAATACGACGCCTATGTGAAACGGGCGAGTTTCTATAACGCCACACAGAGAACCGTTGATGGCTTATCAGGGATGGTATTCCGCAAGGAACCGCAGGCCGAAGTCCCAGAATCCATGCGTGAGATGCTGGAGGATATAACCCTTGACGGTAGTGGTTTGCAGAGCTTCGCCGAATCATTACTGGATGAGCTCTTAGTCGTATCACGCGGCGGTATATTGGTGGACTTCCCGCCGTCTGAGGGGGTTGAGACACGCGCTCAGGCAGATGCCGAGAACAAACGCCCGTTTCTCAGGATGTATCAGGCCGAGACGATAACGGACTGGCGTTCCGCATTGGTGAATAATAAAACCATGCTCACGCAGGTCAGACTGCATGAGGTGGTTGAGGAACTATCCGACAAGGATGAATTTGATACGGTCGAGAAGGAACAGTACCGCGTCCTTGATTTGGTGACGATGGATGATGCGGGGAATGAGGTAGCTCCCTATTATCGTCAAAGGATATTCCAGAAGGTCGCCGACAAGTGGGAGATGATAGATGAAATCACGCCACTGATGAATGGCGGGCCGCTAGACTACATCCCGTTTATTTTCGTGGGTCCGAGGGGGACGCAGAAGGAAGTCTGCAAGCCTGTCTTGCTCGATCTCGCGAACGCCAATCTATCCCACTATCGTACCGTCGCTGACTTGGAACACGGCGCACACTACACCGCATTACCCACGCCATATGTATTCGGCGTCAGTGAAGAAGAAGCGCCGACCGCTATAGGGCCTACAGAACTATGGCATGGGCAGAGCGGTGATGTGGAAGTCGGTTTATTGGAGTTCACCGGGCAGGGCCTCAAAGCCCTTGAAGAGCGCCGGGATACAAAGGAACAACACATGGCCGCTCTGGGTGCCCGTATGTTGGCCCCTGAAAAGAAGCAGGCCGAGGCGGCGGAGACGATGGCTATCCGGCATTCGGGCGAGATGAGTGTATTAGCCAGCCTCGCACAGGCGCTGTCAAGGGCATTGACGGAATCGTTAATGATAGCCCGCGACTGGCTCAACCTGAACGGTGAGGTGCTGGTAAAACTCAATACTGACTTCATGCCGCAGCACATGACGCCCGATATGCTGAATGCCCTGATGAAGTCCTGGCAGGGTGGCGGTATGGCGTTTGATGATCTGGTATGGAACCTGAAACAGGGCGAGGTCATCCGGGAAGAACGTACGACCGAGGATTTACAGTCCGAGATACAGGACGAAACCCCGGCGATGCCGCCTGAAACTGATGCCGCCTGATGGCCGACCCCCGCACCGATGACACGCCCGAGTCACCGAACGAGAAACTACAGGACCGGGCGATAAGACACAGTATTTACCTCGAACGTCTCAAGACGCAGGAAGCTAACAAAGTCCGGGCGCAGCTTGAAAGAGCCTATGAGGATGTTACAGCGCAGATCGAAAAGCGCCTGAGTAAAATCGAGGCGAGAGGGTTTGATGCCGGCCCTGAAACAACACAGCGCCTCAGAGACATGGCGCGGGGAAATAAGGAAACACTCGACCCGGCGTACCAGGAAACACTCAGCGAACAAAAAGAAAGTCTGTTGGGCATCGCACAATCCGAGGCCCAATGGCAAGCAGGAGCCGTGAATCAGGCGGTGGGCATTAACCTGCAAATGACGCTACCCGATACGCAGATGATGCGGGAGGTTGTGCAGGGACGCCCATTCCAGGGAAGACTACTCAAGGAATGGTATCGGGACCTGAATGTCAGCCATCAGACGCGCCTGAGAGAAGCGGTGAGACTCGGTATCAGTGAGGGCCAGACAACCTCGCAGATAGTCCAGCGAATACGGGGTACAAAAGCCGCCAATTATACCGATGGGGTTATGGAGATAGGGCGCAGACAGGCGGAAGCCGTGACCCGCACCGCCATCTCCCACACGACGAATAATGCGCGGTCTGAGTTATACAAGCAGAACGCGAATGTGGTGAAGGAAACTCAGTGGACCAGCACACTTGACTCACGCACTACACCCATCTGCATGTCGAGAGATGGGAAGACTTACCCCGTTGACTCGGGACCAAGGCCCCCGGCGCACTTTAACTGCCGCTCGGTGATGACGCCCGTGCTCAAATCCTGGCGGTCATTGGGGATTGACGCCGATGAACTCCCAGAGAGCACACGGGCCTCCATGAATGGACAGGTGCCGGAGTCTCTAACCTATAACGGCTGGCTCAGAAAACAGGTCAATGGCGGGAACATGGAAGTGGTGGAGGATGCGCTAGGGGCGAAGCGGGCGAAACTCTTTGCTGCCGGCGGATTGGATGTGCAGAAATTCGTGGACAAACGCGGCCAGCAGTTGACGCTATCCCAATTGCGGGCCAAGGAGCGGGATGCCTTTGAGGCTGCCGGGGTGGAAATCTAGGTCGGGAATACCTAGAATCGGGGCATGAAGACCTGTTCTGAATGCGGCCACGAATACAGCAATACAGCGGAATCCTGCCCTAACTGCGGTAAGGCCACGGGCCTGACGATCCTGTTTCGGGCGGCAACATTCGGTTTCCTGCTCTATATTGCCTACGTATTCATTGGCTAGAAACCCCTATAAACCTTTCCCTGTACACGACCCGGATGGGACGGCAAGGGTTGCCTATGCTGACTGTCTCCCCTGTGCCCGGTATCTGGGGATTGATTCGGTCAGGAAACGGTTTATCAGGATTAAAAAGCCCATCAAAGTCCCGTACATGCAGGAACCCCTAGAACCGTGGTGGTACTGCGAAGCCTGTTTAAGGCGATCTAAAAGAAACGCTCAATAGGCC